TACTCATTACTACATTTTCTAGTGTCCGTTTTTCGGACAGTTCAGTATTTTCAAGGTCTGACGGTTTCAAAACGAAATAATCTTCTCCCTCAACAAAATGCTTTCTGTTATCTGAAAATCTCTTTCTTGCTGTTCCGTCCGGTCTTTCGTGAACCATGTCAATGTCCTTGAATGTAACTACTCTCTGACCCTTATATTCTTTTATGGAAATATCAGCATTTCCAATGTGAATTAATTCGTTCAATTCTTCTCCTTTCCTAAAAATAAAATTTTGTAAAATGCAGGAACAATTTTAACAAATTGTAAACCTACTATTCTTTACTTTCGGAAACCTCTTTTTTCGCAGAATTTTCTGCCATGTTCTCTACTTTTCCTAAGATATATCCCTTGTCGAAGTCTGACATTTTAGGAATAGCATCTTTTAACTTCTCAACAATCTGCTTTTCCTTTTCACTCATTCAATTCACTTCCTTTCTGTGGTATAATTAGTAAAATATAATTTTGGGAGGTTATTCATGTTAAACTCAAATAATTTTAATTGGTCTTACGTGGTCTCTGGCATAACACTTATAGTAGCCATCATTTCACCAGTCATTGTCACGATGCTAAATAACTATCACAACTCAAAAATACGAAAGCTTGAATTATATTATCAAAAGCAACTTTCCTATTATCAGAAACAAGAATCCGTATTTAGTTCTTTTTTAGAATCGGCTTCCAAACAGGTCGTAGCAGATTACCAATCAGAAAAAGTAGAATACATGCGATATTACAATCAGCTTTTCCTCTATACTCCAGAAGAATATTGGGAACAATTCAAAAAGCTGAATGAATCCGTTGTAAATCGCAACAAAGGCGAATCAGAAAAACTACTATTCTCTACGGCAGTATCATTGGGAAAAATCCTGCAAGAATCTGCCCTAATGCTCCCAAAACTATAGTAAAAATAACCCCTGGGATGCCAAGACCATGTTCTGATTTTCCATGCCAATATGACATTAAGCATGCGACCACGACGAATATGGTTATTGGTATCGCATCTAGGATGCTGTAATGCAACATCTTATTTTTTTTCACCTCCTTTGCTTTATTTCGTTTGCAATATTATATTATCACATTGGTAATATTAAGTCAATATAAAATTATTGCATTTGTGATATTTTTATGATAATATAATTTCAAGGAGGTGATTAAAAAATGGAAAGCATAAACGAAAGAATGAAACAACTTAGAGCAGCATTGGATATGAATCAGACTGAATTTGGAGAAAAAATAGGTGTAGCGCAAACTTATCTTTCACAGATGGAAAAGGGAGATAGACCAGTAACCGATAAGATTTATAAAATTGTTTGTTTAGAAACATGGAACGGCAATAAAATTAATGAATCTTGGTTTAGAGATGGAATTGGAGAAATGTTTATTAAACCTAAAAAGTCCATTGAGATTGCACATTTATTAGGTAATGTTGAAAATATGGAAGATACTGATTTTAAGAAAAGACTTATATCAGCTCTTGCAAGACTTGATTCAGACGGTTGGGCTAAATTGGAACTACTAATTGACATGATTTCTGAGAAATAAAAAAAGACTAGGGCAATGCGCAAGCCCTAGTCTTTTTTGTCTGATGTCAATCTTTTCAGAAATTCGTATGCAATTTCTAAATAATTCAAATTTTCACATTTGTTTATAATTTCTGTTATTTTCCCTTTGTAATACTGTTTTTCATTAAAATTATCCCCTGCCATATCCTTGCCCTCTCTGCAACTATGTAACCCACTCATGCAATCATCCTCTCTATAATGTTTGTACTAATTATAGAATGTATGTTCGCATATGTCAACAAATAAATCAAACGTCTGTTTGCAATGTTTGGTAATTCGGGCGGCATGAAATGCCACTAACATACCGCCCAGACCAGAACTTGAAGAACCACATTATAGTGGACAAGTTTATTGTACTTCTATAAGTGCAAGGATTCAAGAAAATACGTTCGACATATTCTGCGGTAAAATTCGACAAATTATAGCAATTTGTAGTGTGGCTTTTCTTCTTTGAATATCCAGTACCGCAAATAATCGTCAAGGATAATTGCAATTGTTCCTACAATTAGCCATAACAGGCTGAATGGTAAGCATATCTGCCCTAACAGATTGAATGGCATATCGCTGTAATCCCACACATTCCAACCTAACCAGATATTCACGATAAGACCGCATACAAACTCTAACAGGGTGATTACTGTTGCAACCTTTATTGATTGCAGGATAAGCGGATAATCCCATTCTGTGCGTTCGTTCTGTTCTCCTGCATACAGGAAGCATAAACCGCCAAGAATGAACATTGTCCAATGGCTACGACCACGGTACAGCAGTTCAATCATTACGTAGAGAAAGCCACCTATCGCAAACAGGATAAGTGGCTTGATAATCTTACGCAATACCTTTACTTGCGTAGATATCCGCAAGCACTTCTGAACGGTATTCTTTAGGAATTGTCATACCATAGGTTACGTTTTGAACGGATGTTGAATCTTCCATTGAATTGATATAGATGCGCAAATCTCTGAAATACGTAACCGCAAATGTCACAGCCTGCATAGCTGTTTCCGTAATCAATCTCATATCCGTGTTGCTGTAGTATTTACATGGTTTATTCACATCTGATGTATGCCACGGTATCTGTGTTTCTCCCTGCGCAACCTTAGTCTGCAATCCCATAAGGCTTGTCTGGTCGTGGTCAGTCAGTGTAAAATGTTCAATTGTTCCGTCAGACAGGGTAACATCAACACCGTTTTGAATTGATTCCTGCTGTGCAGCGTTCATTTCTGCAATCTTCTGCTCTTTCAGTTCGTCAAGTGTCGGTTCAACAGGTGTTGGCTGTGGCTGTTCTTCATAAACAGAACCGTCATTAGAAAGCTGATATCCGTTATACTCTGCGGTTGTATCATCATTCCTGTATACAGTATTATAGCTGTGGTAAGAATCACCGCCAATGTCAAGTTCTCCTTTTTCGTCTAAGAACAAATCAAATCCGCTTTTATCTACGGTAACCGCATCATGGAATTTCAGTGTTACTACGTGTTCCGATTCTGGTACAACGGTACACTGGATTATTTTTTGGGAATCTAAAAATTTTAAATACATAT